CTTTCTGCTTCGCAGATCGCCCTTTCGCTCTGAAAGCGAATTTGCGTTTAAGGGTATCACATACCACCAAATCTGACGGCGTGTCAGCGTAAGTTTCATATCGACATCCATCCTATGTATTGTGCATCAGGGTTATCAAGCAGCCATTGCTTACGCAATTCGTTCTGATAAGCCCAATTGATTTGATGCGTCATTTCGTCATGATTAGCGCACATGTATGGCACTCCTTATCTGCAAACATCCAAGATCCACACTTATTGCAGCGCATTACAGGCTCTTGAGTGTCAGTTGATTCTGCTAAGTTTTTTGTTCCCACAGCGCAACACTTTAGGCATTGATAAACTCTAAAGCCATCAGCTTCTGGGTATCCATCAAGCCATTCAAACTCAGTATTGGCTGAACAGAAGTTGCATCTAAAATTAACCATCTTTGCCAGCCCATCCAGTCCCTCGAAAGATCGTAGGCACAGCTGTAAAGACACGCCTTAAAGGCGCATTGCATACTTGACAATGAGGGATTTTATGATCCATTGGTAGATCCAATACAATCAATGACCCCTCACCATCGCACATGTAATCGTAATTAGGCATGATACGGAATTCGGTTTATTGCATGGCAGGAATAGCATCGAAGCAGATCGCCCTCATGAAGTAATCTGTCATCGTTGCATAGATCGCAAGTAACCATTGATGGCTCTACTTTTACTCCGTCATCCGTAAAGGTGGCAGTTAAGCCAGAGCCGTCAATTATTTGTAATTCACCCATTTATTCACCTCCTTCAAAATACCATTTTCCATTAGCTGTAAGTTTCGCCCACTTGGGTGGACATTCTTTTGCTTTGCATACATAACCCCGATATGGCTTCCCGCCCTTACTGATACCCTCTTTAAGAATATGCCCATGCTGACATGCAGGTGGCTCATTAGGTATTGATGCACCAATCTCAGCAACAACATCACCGACAGACCACGCAACAGGTTCAGGCTCTTTTTTATCAGCTGCAAAACTATCTCTTAGGATTGTTTCAATTTGTGCTGACTTAGATCCTGCCTTGCCATACATATTTTGGCGGCTTTCTAGCTTCTCCTTAAATGAAGGATTGCTCTCGACCTTTTGCATATCATCTCTCGTCGCAGTTTTGTCAGACCCTTTGAGTAGAATGATTGCTCTACCTAATGCGCTTGTCGCAGTATCCTCAACATAAAACTTTTTCATGTTAGGAATGTAAGTTTCCCTAGATCCAAATGCGACATTAGAAACTGCCGGAGCAGCATCTTTACTATCTCGCCAAATTGTTGCTTGGATCAAGATATAACCCTTTTCCGGATCATGACTTATGACTGATAGATCTGATCTCCCCATTGGATAATTGCTAATAAACCATTTGTTAAGGGTTGCCACATCCTCATAATCATCTAATTTAAATGCCATTGTTAATCCTCCCAGTTTTCATCTTGGACGGCATCAAGCACAGTTTTATAGACAGATCCATAGGCAACAAAGTCTTTGATGCTGTCGTAATGATCTGGGGTTTCACTAAGCCTAGAAACCTTGACCAATGCCATGCATAATGCAGCTTGGTGTGGTGTGATTGGGAAGTCGAGATAAGCAGACCAAAGACCTGCAATTCTTTTGTGGTTGTAGTATGGATGTCCATAAACACTTCCACGCTGTTGGATCGTAGTAATGACCTCATCGAATAGCTGCTCAGTTTTTGTCATAATCAAAGACTTCATCTGACTGCTGCTTAATGGTAATCATTCTGCGGTGCATATCCCAACCCATTGCACGCCCACGCCAATAGCCCCGATTGTAAATTTCGGTTTGCCATAAATTAACTGCATAGGCTAACAAGCCCGTTGCTATCATGAACCATAAAATGGTGATTCCGTTGATTTTCATACTGCTCCCTTTACCCACAGCGTTCGTGTGGATACAGAAAGTATGACCTAAATCAATGACGCTTGGTTATTTTCTTTCGGAGTGTTGTATAACGATTAGATAACGTTAATATCCTCAAAATCATCGATATGGTCATCAATCGTGCGTTCGTGATAATCGGTTTCAAGACCCATAAGTCCGTCTATTATATGTAAATGATCCGTCATGATTAACCGGAATCAATTCGACTTGATGCCCTTTATTGCCAAAACTGAGCACAGTAAAGCCCATATTCCAATCGGCTGAGTTATATTTTAGGTAACTTGCTTTACGCATATCCATGAGATGTCCAGCCTCAATGCCCCAAATCGTTGAATAACGCCCATTTAAGCCAGTTTGGTGTCGAACTGCACCCTGCCTATGGCTATGCCCACAAACTACGCTAGAATGCCACTTTTTAGCCAAATTAAGACCAGTTATACCTGCATGCTTGGACATGTTGCCTTCATCGCCATGAGCCAAATGCCAGCCCTTTTCAAACTCGTAGGCTCGCTTATGGAATTTGATTCCTAAGCTGCTGAAATCCATAAACTTTTCATAAGCCAGTTCGGGCAATCCAATAAGTGATGGCGCACCTTTAAGTAAGGTTTGATAAATTCTATCTGTGTGATTCGATCTTACGATATCGGTCGTGCCTAGGTCGTAAAGTATTTCCTGACCGAGTTTTCTTTCCTCATCAAGTGTTTCTGCAAACTCTAATTTTGTGCCTTTTGCCCAACGACTTTGTGAACCAAGATCCATTTCATCACCAACATTTAATACAAAATCAAATTTCTCATGCCTTGCCATTTTAATTAGATTAGAAACTGCCTTTGGGTGATGCAAAGGAATCTGCAAGTCAGGGGTTACAAGATACCTACGATTGACCTTAATCGTCATCCTCATCGTCAGTTGGATCTATGGATGGGATGATCCCACCATCGCCCACAATCCAATCAGGGAATGTCTTGTGTTCAGTCATTAACCAGAAAGCGTGCTCAGGTGTGAATCCTGCTTTTCTAGCTGCTTTGTAGCATTCGTGCAGAGCGGTGTAATGCTGATCGATCTTTGATAATGGTTCAGGAGATTGGCGAACGACACGACGATTGATCTTTTTGCGTTTGATAGGTTTTCGAGTGTTCGCCATAAATAAAATTATCGCTTAGACATTAAAACAAATAGATCATCGACACGCTGTTCAAGTCGATTAATCTGATCTTTAATTGATGAGCCTCCATTTGGTTTCAACTCAGCCAAGTAAGACTTAATAACCCAGCGCAGACCCACTAACAAACTTGTAGATATGGCGCATACGCCAACGGCTATACCAATGATTTCGTTTGCGGTCATTTCGCATTGATTCCATAATCAATTTCGCTCCCTGATTTTGGATCTAATGCTTTTGCCAATGGTGCAACCAATGCTCCAGCAAGGATTGCAAATTCTGGTCGGATGTCAGCAACAATTGCCAACAGGACAGTAATACCGGAAGCAGCCACAGCTCTTAAATATGACTTAATTGCTGCCTTGTGTTTGTTTGATAGTTTCATGCTTTGCCTCCTAGTAGTGGGATGTTAAAAAACTCAGAATTCTTATCTTGATCTTTCTTGAAACTTACATGCACATGATGGTTGTGAGGATTGCCCTTGTATTTACGCCAACGCCATCCAAGTAAAGGTGATGCAATTTTTGACTGATGAATTACATAACTGATGCGACCATTGGTTTTCCCATAGGATCGAATCTGATCTGCCAAATATGCTGAAAGCCCTTTGTCGTCAGAAAGCCGAGCGTCAATATCAATTGCTCGCACGCATCCATTTGTGTCCGGGTTGTGATCGCTCTTTCGTGTGCTATGTCTAGCATCACCAATCCACCCATCAGATTTACGGCTACGCTCTGGGAAGGAATCATCAATCTGTTCCCGTAATTGCACACCTGCTTTAGATAGGTAAGGCTTCATTAGCTGAGAAGGAGTTTTGCTTCATCCTCAGTAATGCCTAAACGCTCAAGCAATGCAGATTTAGCGGCTGCTTGTGCTGCATCTTGCTCAGCCTTCCAAGCATCATATTGAGCGAAACCTGCTTCGTATTGCTCTTTAGTAATTGGTTCACATTCAATAAATTGGATGCCTTCGTAATCATCACCAATTTGTATAAAACCACCTTCAGGGATAAGCATTGATAATACTTCGTAAGATTTAGCCATCGCCTATGCTCCAATTTCTAATAAAGTTATTGTTGATGTATTGTCGCTGCCATTTTGATATCTAGTAGCAAAACCTGCGGTCACTACTGATTGCAGTTTATAGGTAGTTGCAGATGTAGTCGCTGGGCTATCTCTGTAAATAAAATTTAATTGCCCCATTATAGCAATAGGGTTATTGCTTGCACCTTCCACATATTGCGCATTACCATTTGTTAAAATAGCAGTAGCGCCTCTCATAATTCTTGCTTTGCTATTTACATAAGTAACAGCACCAGAACTAAAAGTAAAAGCACTTGCAGAAATCATAATCAAAATTGTGCTAGTTGCTGAAGTTGGAGTAATTGTGGCTGTAATTCCAGTATCGTCAAAACTACCAGTGCTGTTTGTTACTGCTGTTGCTGTTGTAGCAGTTACAACCTGCAACACTTTTCCACCACCACCGGCGGGAGTTGCCCATTTTAATCCTGTTGCTGTTGAGGAATCTGCCGTAAGAACTGTGTCATTAGCACCGACTGCAAGTCTTGCAAAAGTATCTGCACCAGTTCCACCAATTAAATCACCTTTAGCATCAAAAGCTGTTGCAACTGTATTAGTGACAACTGGAATTGGTCCTGTTCCTGATGCAACAGAAATTCCTGTTCCTGCTTGCACTTCTGTAATATCACCTTGATCGTTATTAATCCATGCTGGCACGCCACCAGATACACCTAAAATTTGACCATTTGAACCAATTGCAAGTCTTGCGTTTGTGTTTGCTGTTGATGATCTATATTCAATATCACCAAGAGTTGTTGAAGGATTTAAAGCTTTAGTTGTTGTATCAATAGATGAACCGAGCGTGCGAATAGCAGCTGCGCCATCCTTAACCAGATCGGTGTCGTCCGGTGTTTCCCAATTATAATTCGTTGTGTTTGCCATATTAGGCTACTGCTCCAATCGCATTTTCCCATGTTAGTATAGCGGATAAAGTGTTCCATGCCTCTGAGGCTGATACTTGCTCCCATTGAACTGCAATTTGAGAGAATTCGATCGGGCTTAGATTTATGGTCAAAAACAATTCGTTGAATCTAGTGCTCCAACGCCAGCCTTCTACATAACCTTCAAACTGTCCTGATGGGGCTATTTGAACCGGCAAGTCTGTTATTCGCATTGGCTGACCAATAAAGATCCCAAGCAAGGCATCTCGGTCTGCATCATCAATGGCTGAGTTAGTCAATGGGAATGTAATGCTGTCAAATAAGGCTCTTGGATAAGATCTCAAAGATATGAACCGATTAGCGACAGCTTGAGCATCAGTGGCATCATGCAAGACTGTATTGATTGTTTCGCCTCGATAACCAAATACCTCAATACTGTCTAAATCAATTGCGCTTACCTGTGAACCAAAATTGTTGCCGTAATTTAGGAACACATCGTTTCGCACATCTGCGCCCCTAGTCAAAACCTTTAATCCTGCTCCAAAGGCTGTGTTTGCTGAAATCTCTGTGTAACCATTGTTGGCAAGATAATTTTGCCTGTGAACAGCATCGGCATATCCAATGCGACCTTCGTTGTCCTCATACAAAACACCAAATGCGCTGTCAGCAATAAGACTTGCAATGTTATAGACAGTATCAGGGTCTGTGCCTCGATTTGTAATTTCATAAACTCCGGGGCGATCGATCTCGCCAAGTCCTAAGTTTTCAGCGTTTGCCCAAGTAACTGTTGGATCATAACCTGACCAAGTTTCAGCTGCTGGCACTTCATTCCAATTGTTCAAGAATAGATCAGCAAGCAATTCAAATATCTGGTCGCCATCATCATCTCTAGCCAATGTGCCGTCATAGATAACCTTTGGCAATTTAGCCAATGAACCTAATGCAAGAATTGTGTAAGTAAAGGTTTCTGCAACGCTACTAGCTGTTGCAACCTCGGCTGTGATGTCTGTAATGTTGCCACCAAATAAAGTTTTAAAAACATTCGTGCTATCTTTGACCTGTAATGCGATTCCGTCATTGATTTGCAAATCATAGTTTTCATTGTTTAAAGCCACCAATGTGATTTGGATATAAGATGGCGTTGGCTGTGCGTAAATATCCTCACGCCCTGCTTGATGGGCTATATCAGAAATGGCGACATCGGTGTATTCCACACCATTAATGCTTAACTTATATTCAGGCGTAAAGACTGACATTATCTCGCTCTAGTGATGCCGCTGTTATAGAGCTGTGGAACTGATCTTGATGAACTCTGATTAATGACCTTAGCAACTGCTCTAGCAGCACCTTCGGAATCTACTGCTTGGACTGTGATGTTATTTACTGTTGTGCCAGCCCTTGCAGCACCCGATGCCAATTGAGCAGCTGTGGCAGTTTGAGCAACAGCGGTTGCACCTGATGATGCAGCAGTTGATACTCCTGCACTTGCGCCTACTTGGCTAATGTTTGGCAAAACAGGAATTGCATTGTAAGCACTAATCAATCTATTAATTCCTGAAATAGCGTTATCAACAGCTGTTTGAATTGCAGATATAACTTTGCCAATAATATCAACAATTCCACCTGCAATAACTCCA